TCAAAGCCCCACAATGTGGCAATGACTCCTTAAATATCTCTTGATGATTTCTATCTTTTCTTCACTCACAATTTCGCCAGGACGAAGAATTGGAATATCTGGCGGATAGGCATAGACAAAATGATGTGCCCTGTCTCCCACAGAAAGAGAAAGGGTGATCTCTTCTCTCGGCCAGCACACAATCTCCTCTTTGTGTATGCGCCAATCAATATCTTTCATTGCATTCAGAAGACGATCGATACCCTCCTTGTCATCTCCTACCGTGAGCATAGCCAAGGTATACTCCACCCCACTCATCTCCGTCTCTATCGCATAATCTCTTCTCAAAATTTCTTGCAATTGCTCGCCAAACATAGACTCACCATTTATTTTTGCCCCCAATACAAGTTTGGTCTGGTCAATCCCCGCTATATATTTTGTTTTGTCTTGGCCTGGATTCCAGCAAAATACATAGTTTAATTTGCCTATCTGAGCTCGAAATTCTTGTTGCCACTCCCACAATTGAGCAAGCTTTTTTTTACCCATTTCATCCATATACCGAATAGCCCCATCAATGGCTGACATCAAAATATAGGAGGGGGAACTCGTTTCAAAAAAAGTTAGACTTCTTTCCATTTCATCTCTAGAAATCATTTCTCCCTGAATATGCAATATTGCAGTCTGTGTCAGAGATGGCAATGTCTTGTGAACACTTTGAATCACCAGATCTGCCCCACAATCTAGTGCCGAAAAATTTTGTTCCTGTTTTAAAAAATGCAGATGTGCTCCATGTGCTTCATCAACAATCAATGGAATGTGATGTGCATGTGCAATATCTGCAATCTCCCTCACCTGCAAAATTACTCCTTCATAGGTTGGTGAAGTAATATAGACAAAGGCGAATTCATCTTTCTGCTCTCTTATCTTTTCCATCACCTTTTCTGGATTTAATCCAGCAGTTATTCCTATATCCTCAAAATATTCTGTATCAACAAAAATTGGCTCAAGTCCAAATAGCTCTAAGCCATGGTAAGCACTGATATGTGCTCCCGGTGTCATCAGCACCTTCTTTTTTTTCCTGCTACAACAATGCATGGCACTCAAAATCCCACCACTGCTTCCATTAACTAAAAAAAAGGTATCCCTTGCCCCATAAACTTTGGCAGCATATTGCATGGCCTGTAAAATGATTCCCTCAGCTTGATGCAGATTATCTGTTCCCTCCACCTCTGTGACATCTATGCTATAGATATCACAGAGCAAATCTTTGATGCAAATAGGCACATTTCTCTTGTGCCCTGGCATATGCATCGGGTAAATCCCCGACGCTGTGTACTTCCTCAACTTCTCTGCCAAACTCTCTTCTCTTTGCATACTAATCTCCGACCATTGGCATTGGAGATTTCTGATTAATATCAAGCACCAATGTTTGACTCTTTGTCGCATCCTGCAAATAGCAGTATAAAAGATTTCCCTCTGAAATAATCATCTTTACCTTGCTATTTGCAGGAGATCCCTTTGCAGCCCTTTGTGTATCGTCATTAATACTACTGAGTGTTCCCTCTCCAATACTATAGGCTGCTAACTTTCCGTAATTTTCATTCCCATCTGCATCTGAATACTCCACCATCACACTGGCATTTTCTGGGTAGTAGTACATCGTATCTACTTTCCCCTTAAATTGCCCTGTCAACTTGGTCTTTTTTTTATTTGTCAAATCCACTTTATAAATCTGACTAATCGGTATCTTAGCAGCATCAAACCGAACTACAGTAGCATAATAGAGATCATTATTTGCTACACACATATCAGTAATCCATTGCCCCTGTGTCAAATACTTCTTCCCATCCAAGGTATAGATATTATTGTCCATCTTGACATTACTTTTCATCACTTGCATATTTCCAACTCTTGTGGGAATACGGCTGACTGTAGTAATTTTCCCAGCATCAAGATTATAGATTCTTGTTCCTATTTGCTTTGTTGACCCTGACTCTGGATTGCCACTGGCATCTTTTAAAATGTATTGATTATTTTCTTCTCGAACTAAGGCCGTATCCACAGCTCCTGCAGCTGCCGCTGCTGTCGTCTCTGGAGTGGTCTGTGCTGCTTCTGTTCCCTGAATGGTTGCCTCATTGCTGGAAACAAAATAGAGCATCTTGTCGTCCTTACAATACCATACATTGTCCCCTACAATTACATATCCTCTTACCTGATCAGAAATCAGCTCCAAGCGATTTTCTCCCTCTTTTAGGCGCATCAAATCGGGATACTGATTATTTCCCTCCTGCATTAAAAAATAATTCCATTCTCCATTTTTTACAATGGACTCATCAATAATATGATTTTTTTGATCTGTAAGCCCATATTGTTCAAGCTGTCTGCCAAGATCAGTGTCATTGATTTCCAACGAATAATCTCGATTGATTCTTTCCAAAGCACCACGATCAGAAAAGGTGAAAATCTGCTCCCCTATTTGCTTTTCTCCTGTCACCATATATCCAGTGTCATCAAAGTAATAGAGCTGTCCCTTGTCATCTAGCCAATTGTCTGTGACAAAATGTCCCTCTGGCTTTCGGTATCTCCATCCCTGTGTATATTGATTCCAACCAAACACTGGTTGCTGAGGATCAACTTTTGTCTCGGACTTTCCTCCTGATGTTGCCACTGTCGCCAGTGTTGTATTTGTCGATGCCGTCGAGGATTGATTTGGAAATAGCTTGATAATGGCAATGCTGGCTGCCGTCACCAATACCGTTCCAGCCAAAAGGGCAATCATTGCTCTTCGATCCCCTTTTTTCTTTTCCCCTTGACTTGTCGAAGCCTCCTCCTCTCCAATCACCAACTTTTCTAATGGTCCCATTTCATCTTCAATCTCTGGATTTAAAAACCCTAACTCATCCTCTATAGAGATGAGTACAGTTTCTGCCTTTTCTTCCAACCTCGAATGATGAACCATTCCATCAAAATCTTTAAACTCAGTAATTGGCTTTCTTGGATTATATTCAATTGAAACTTTTTCAATCACAGTGCGCATCCATTCTCTTGTCAATGCTGCACTTGGAATTTTATCTGCATGATTCCAAACATCTTTATAAACTCTTTTTACAATTTCCCAAATATATACTTCATCACTCGATGTCGAATGAATATCCATATACGTGTCTTGATAAGTCAAAAGATAGAAGTCTTCAAAACCTTCCACAACACCATTTTTTATATTTTCAATGGCTTCTTCAATTCTACTTGCCAAGCCTACACCCCCTAATATAAATTATACTCTTGTACTAGTATATCGTATTCGCCAAAGGGGTGCAATAAAAACGAAAAATTGTCATTATCAACAACAAAAAAGGAGCTGTGAAAAATTCTCACAACTCCTTTTGTTTAACCTGAGACACCCGGGACTCGAACCCGGGACAACTTGATTAAAAGTCACCCTATATTTAGCATACAAATCTGCTATTTATAAGGCTTCTTGTAAATTAGTGCGACATTTTTGCGACATCTGGTATTACTCTATGACTTCGTATTTACTTAGATCAGGTGCATCTGTATCCAACTTTTTTACGAGTTAATGTCTTCATTGATGATGGTTAAAGGTGTTTCTTGCTCACATCGTGTTAAATCAGAAGGACTAGACACATATCGTCCATCCCACTCTCCGTCACAATTTAACCAGCAATAGCCTTTTTCATTTCTGACATAGACATCTTTCGCTACTATGCCGCTGTCTGTAGCATAGTACCACTTGTCATTGTCTTTAAACCATTGATTGCTGAGCATTGTACCGTCGTCAGGATTCAAGTAGTACCAGTCATCTTCCTTGGTTTTGAACCAGCCCGTAATCATTTTCCCAGATCCGTCAAAGACATACCAGCGTTCTCCGATCAATGCCCACTGGTCTTTAAGTTCTGTGCCCTCTTTTGAGTAGTGCCAACCATCATCTTTTTTCGTCCATCCTGTAGCATGTGCTGCTGCGTACTCAACGCAGGCCATGTATGCACACCACGACACAAACTGCTGGCACCAGTATGCGCCGTTGTCGTGATACCATTTCCCGTACTTCGTATAGTTGTTCGTACCGCTATTCAAAGTCTTGCTTTCAAGCTGATAATCGGATGCCTTTTCTAAATATCCTACCTCATCTTTGGCTACACTCACAAGTGCTTCTGCGCTGCAGGTATCTTCTGAAAATCGAGGCGTACCAAATCCATTAATCCTATGAACGCCTCCCACATCTGAAACTGTAAACTTGTAAGCTTTGATAGCAACTCCGCCACCGTTACGCTCATAAGCTTGTGTACTCGTATTTCCCTCTACAGTCTTAATACTGTAAGAATTGCCATCTTTTTCTACAGCAATTACGATCCCAACATGGGCAACTCTTCCGGCCGAAGCATGATAGAAGTAAGCGATATCGCCTATATGCGGTACTTTTCCATAGCGATTGTTTTTGACAAAATACGCCTTACCTGTTGGGGTGTACTCAGAGTAGCCTCCACACAGCAATTTTTTCCCCGCACTATATGCATTGTTCAATTCCATAAATTTGCTCCTTTCCATACAAAAAAGAGCGCTAAGCCTTTTTACTTAACGCCCTTCGTAAATGGATATTACTACTTAATCATTTCCTTCAACGCTTCTTGCAAGAACAACAAAATCCCTGCAAGACTTCCTTTTTTTTATTCTGCTACATCATATGCATCCAAACCCAGAACTTTCGTATCCCTATCCGGTTGCCACTTACCACTTTCATCTACCCAGTGATACATTCCGCTGTCGCCTTTCACATAAGCACTAACTGCCATAACTCCAGTTTTTTCAAGATAGTAACTGTGCCCGTCCACGGTAACCCATCGTCCTGCAAGCATTGCATAGTCATCAGGATTTAAGTAGTACCACTCATCTCCAGCCTTAAACCACTTACTGATAACTCTTCCAGCCTCGTCAAACGCATACCACCTGCCTGCAATCTCCAGCCACTGTCCTTTGACATCCATTCCTGCATCGTCCTTGTAATGCCAGCCGTCTGTCTGCTTGACCCATTGATTTTTTACGATACTCTCAAGGTGATTTTGGCAAGCCTTGAATGCGCACCAGCTAATAAACTGCTGACACCAGAACAAACCATTTCCTCCATACCATTTTCCGTACTTCGTGTAGTCCCCTGTTCCCGGATTGGCTGTCTTACTCTCCAAATCTTTATTGCTTGCCTTTTCAATATATCCAACTTCTGCAAGTAAAGTTTTCACAAACTCATCCACTGTACAAGTATCTTCACTGAATGCTGGCGCTCCAAATCCGTTTATTCTATATGCTCCGCCAACCTCTGAAAGTGTGAAATTGTATCTTTTCTTCGCCACGCATCCACCATTTCCATTTCTATCGAATATATTACTTTCAGATGTATTACCCTCTACAGTTTCAATCGTATATCTTGTTCCATCTTTTTTTACACTAACCACTGCCCCTACATGGCGAACCCTACCCATGCGGCTGCTGTAAAAATACACCACATCACCAAGCTTTGGCTCTTTATGGTACTCCCCTGCTCTTTCAAAAAGGGCCTTGCCACTTGGTGTGTACTGTGTATATGCTCCCCTTAGCAATTTCTGTCCATTTCTGTATGCTTGATTCATCTTCATACCTCCTCACTAAAAAGGCGACAAGGTCTCCCCTGCCGCCGGTATCTCTAGTTAGTCCTCATTCGGATTTGGTGCATGATTATTTTTGTCAAACTCCTTGCACTCCTCTTCCCACATCTTGTGCCACTCTACAAACTCTGCATCGGTCAAATCTGCACACTCTTCCCTTGTCGGCTCCTTTGGTCGCTCACCATATGCTTTTACGGTCTTGACAACTCTCCCTGTTTTCAGTACTCTCGACATTACTCTACCTCCTTATTTGCAGTTGTACTGTCAGCTAACCCTTCGGCAAGGCAATAGCCTACCACTTGAGCACCAGCCATGATAATTGCGGCCGTTTGTGCTGCTTCATTTTGTGAAAGCCCTTTTGCTAGCATAATTAGCGTTACAAAACTTGCAACTGAAGTCCAAAGCTTTCTGCTTGTTAATTTTCTTTTCCAATCAATCTTCATCTTATACCTCGCTTTCTTTTAAGTGCTTTTGATACTGCTTTCGTGCACTCTCTCGAATAAACTTATGTGCTTCATCAATATAGTGATTTTTAATCTCATACTTCTGACAATACTCATGATACTCTGAAATTTCATCAAGACAGTATTTAAATTGTTGATCTGAGTATTCTCTGCCAAGTTTTAAGTTTTCAGCAAAATTAATAATCTCATTTCTCATATCAACTGCTTTTTGCTCTACACTAGCTCTATCATATGCTTCAAATCTTTCTTCTGTATAACCTCTTAACTTTTCAATCGCCACAGCTTGTGCTTCTTGTCTCTCTTCAATAATTGTTAGTCTTATGATTGTCTCTTTATTGATGATTTTAGCAAACCATTTTACCAACAGTGTCAAAGGTGAAAACTTCACAGGTGTAACTTCAAAAAATACAGATAACAGTAGTAAAATCGTTGGCAGTTTGTCAAGAATGATGTCTATTATATGCTGTTCAGCCACTTTGTCCCCCTATTTTCCCGATTCAACAGCAAGATCCCCTGCCCCTAAGCTCTCTAAAACTTCTTTTACTTGATTTTTAAGACGCTTTGGAACATCTGAATACAACCTCTCTCCATCAATGATTAGATAAGCATATACAGTCGCTAAGCCTTTATATTTCATAGTCTTCCTCCTTAAACAAAATTAATCATTTCCATTTTCACTTGAAATAAGCAAATCTGACAATTCTGTGACCGAATTTCCTAAAGCAATTAATTTCTTATTGTTTAATTCAAGTCTGTCTCTCATCTTCTTTAACTCTTCGCTCGTTGAAAGTGACATATCTTCAAAAATCCCTTTCGGTTCTCCATTTAAATCTACACGCACTAATCTCTTATCCTCAGGAATATCAATAGACGATACTACAGTATTCTCTACTCCTCCCTGATTCCACACAGTGCCGAGAATATTCCCTTGTTTGTCAGATATAACAATATACTTCATAATTTCATCTCCTTCTATAGTTGTGCTGAGGACACAGCAATTGCATACACATTCAATGTGACATCACCCACCGAGCCTAAATACCGCACCTTGAGCTGACTTCCATCACGCATAAATGTAAACTGATAGGTATTCCCCCCTCGAACTTTTACAACAGTAAAAACCTCTGCATTTTTTGTCAAAGCGAGCGTTGTTATCTGACATCGCCCACCCTTATCAAATCTAAAGAATGACTCTGCCACTTCTTGCCCAACCAAGTCAACACCCACAATAACAGTATTATAGTCTCCAAATTGAACATTCATAGTCACAGATTGTTCAGAGCTAGTCACATGATAAGTATAATCACCAGTAAAATAAGTGGGCACTATGTGGTCTATGTAGTCTCTACTTCCTTCTACTCCGTTAATATTGATATTTTTTACAATATTTTGTGGCCACAGATTTGGTGATGGTAGGTATACCCAATTTGCCCCTTCAATTCTGTGCCCATTTGGTACTCTAGTAATGAGGCCTCTACCTCGCCCAGCTTCGGTATCATCCCATGCGTGCCCCTCGTTATTCCACGCAGAAATTACCGTACCAGTTGTACATACCCATCTTCTGATCTGACCTTGTATTCCTGCTGTATTATAGTTATCTAGCCAGTAAGTTCCATTTAACCCGAGTACCCTGGCTAGGTCGGCCCACTTCAGCCACATATAAGATTTACCAATTTGAGTGTGATAATATCCATCTGGGAAATTCACAAACACATTATCGCCACCGTTTGTACCTATTTCTCCGTTCCCATTGCCCGCCCCTCGGTCTGGAATTGTCCCTTGCTTTCCAAAAGCACCAGATGTGTTAATCATCCCACCCTCAGGAATATGCGACCTAACCCACGCAAAAGGCAGTTTTATTTCAACCCCACCACTAGCCACTTGTGTCACATAAGCCCCCTGTGGAATTTTAAGATATGCATTATCGCCATCAAATCGCCACGACAACGCATCTACTTGCGAAGGCATAGAAGTTAAGCTTCCGTCTACCACCTCATCATCACTGTCAGTCGTAACAGTCTTAAATCCTTGAAGGACCTGATCCCTGCCCGCGGTGACATCATCTGATGTAACTCCGCTACCGCCGCCAGGTATTCCAATTTTACCCATATTACACCCCCTTTAATCCGACTTTAAATGTTATTCTTGGCTTTTTATATGCCCAAAGCACTACACTTCCATTTTTTGTTTCTCCAGCAAAAATCAATGAAAAGTACTTGTTATAAGCTTTCACAAGTGTACTATTATTTTGTATTGCTGGATCTAGTCGCTTTACTAAAACTGGGGCGTCATCATCCATAATCCCTAAAATATTGACTTCTTGCTTAAAAAATTCACCTTCACCTTGCCACGCATTTACATCTAAAGACACTTCTCTAATGGTACTTAAGTCTAATGCCTTTGACCGTAGTTCTCTGATCGATTTATAAATCCGATTAAAAAGCCAATTAAAAAAAGCAGCAGGCGGTTTGTATCCTGCTATAAATCCTGAATTCTGTAGTGTTGTACTTGGACTAGTTCCCTGAGCCTCCCATTTCGGCAAATCCTCATTAAAATGCATATTTTCCCCCTTTCTTTCTACGACAGTGGCATGATAGAAATACGGTCGTCATCACCGAGTATCAGGCCTAAATACCCTCCGATGCCACCCATAAGATCTGCTAATCCTCTATCTTCATCGTAGGTTGTACCATCATCATCAAATTCCAAAGTTCCTTCAAAGCTATCTGTATTGATTCCAACCCCGGCCGGTAACAATTGATCGATTAACCTTACTGCCTGTGTACTTGAAAAACCACTAGATACGAGTACTGAAAGTGGCAAAGACCGTAGATTTACATTGCCATTTTCTGCATCCTCAATGACAATCTCGTCCTCTGTACTTGTAATGCCAAACATCGCTCGAATGACACTTATAACAGATGTATAATCCCCAGCAACCAAGTTTTTTCCAATTCGCATATATAACAAGTATCTATATTGTGTGTCATTAAGTTGACCTCGAGGCTGACCAATCATTGCACCAAAACGATCGAGTGTTGCTCCATATGCTTTACGAATATCTTTAGAATCTTGCACAGCACGAATATCCACCATTAACTCTGAGACTCCGCTACTGCTAATTTCAAGAAGCTTGTAATTATTACTATTTACATCTTTCTTGTAGCAATCTGGTAACTTGTACGCCCCATTCACTAGATCACCTCCACACTAATGTTTGCTGGATCGACCCTTGCAATTTCTTGTTCACCTATTTCAATGTCACCACTGCCTAAGTTTGATCCACTTCTTCCAATAAGTAATTGTGTTACACTAACCACCCCAGCCACATCGTGTATATATCCAAAAACGCTAGTATAATAGACATCATCTCCATTAGCTAAATTATTGATAAACTCAGCAACATTTGTCTTTATTTGGTTCGCACCATTACTTTCAAAGTACTGATTTGTCTTTATTTTTATGACTATACTTAGACTTGCTTTTGATGTGGCATAAAATTTTATAGTGTGTGCACGCCCCCACTGATCATAGACAGTACGCTCAATATCGCCAATACATCGAATGCCTAACGGCTTTTTTTCGAATATTGCCTTAGCAACTTGGTCATATTGGCTCTCAGGAGCAAGTACATAGCAAGCAAAGCTGTGTGCAGGAAGATTCCCGTCGGTATTACTATCATTTTCAACTACGGACACACCATCTACTAATGGCACACGGTAGATAGCACCTTTAACCGCACTCTCTGTTGAGCTTCCTGCACCTGCAAGAGAATTAGCAAATCGGATTCGAAAATCTCTATCAGATTCTACCTCTTCTCCCCGTTGTACAACCCTTATAAACTCAGCTGAAGTAACATCCATTCGTGGATTTTCAATAACAAGTTCTGAACCAACTGCTAAATTTCCAATTTCCCCGTCATCCACGCAATTTGCTATCACTTTAACATCTCCAGTACTGCCAATAGTGGCCTCGTCTACTACATAAAACGAAGTCTCATCACTCTTAAGTAAAAAAGCCGTGGGTATCGACGCACCCGCGGTCCCCTTAATTTTGACCTCAATCCTTGCTTGTGTAGCTTGATTTCTATGTACTGCTGCAAACGGCCCAAGTCGATCTAAACTCTGTCCTCTTGCCGTGTTTGGAAAGCTTGCATAATACAAGTCTTCCAGTGTTTCATAACAGACATTTAAATCATACACATTGATGCGTAGATACTTCCCCAGTATAGATTCCTCAGAAGTGTCAATGTCGTCCCCAAGAAGTACTTTTGCTCTTTGAATTTGAGCCTGCAATAGCTCATCATATGATGGTCTGATAAAACCTTGATCTGTAATACAACTCATTTACACCTCCAATCTTAGCGTCTCGCCATCAATTTTCATATCAATTATAAGATGCCTACTCGCTCTGTTTTCAGTGAAATGAATGTCAGATACCACTAATTGATCATCAATCTGATAAACTGCTACTTTAATTTGATCTTTAATAAGAGGATAGTTCGGATTCTTCTTGAAGACATCCCTTTGGTTGATGCCTTCTTTTGGATCGAGCCACCACTCTCCATAATTGGTCAGTAGTATTTGTCGAATCTTTTGAGCTATCAAGTCTTTTCCCTTAGCCAATACAATTTTGTTCTTCTCAATAACTACATCCCCCGTGTTATCCAACGAAAAACATTTCATTTCTACCTCCTACAAAATGCCAACAACAACAGCGGAAGAAATTTCATGATGTCCTGGCCGTGGTGCAGTCATCACGCCATGTCGAGTTTCGCTAATATCCCTGTCTGCACAAACGCAAAACACAATATCTCCACTTTGCACCTTTTTAATTTTTGCACATTCATTACCTGTCTCAGCGCAAGTAAAGATTTCTAACTTTACACAACTTTGTAAAATCGGACAAGTACTTACCACTGCACTGGGTTGTGCCTCTCCTGATACCGATTTACTCATTGATAGTGGCTGAATGGTAGCTGTATCCCCATTTATGCTAACCACTTTTGCAACAAATCCCGTGTGAATATTTAAAAGAGCCTGATCGATAGCGTCATTAATGTAGGCACTATTTGCCATTATTTTACCCTCCCCCCTAATTTGTGAATCATGTCTAAGTTTTGCTTTGCAGTTCCTGAGTATCCCATAATGCCCAATTTTTGTGCAAGCGTCTTTCGATATGCAAAAGATGAGTCAATACCCACACTATCTAATGCATCCACAATAGAAACTCCCTTATATTTCGATAAATCAGGTAGTCCTTTTGTTTTACTGTCTGTACTCTTAGTCACTTGTTTTTGAGGGCACTCAATTGCTTTGACCTTAGTTATGAAGTCAGAACCATCATAGGTATGTTGTCCCTCCCGTACTCTATATCTTCCAGACACATTTTTAGACTGAATGTTAAGAACTGATCCTGTGCTGATACGGTGCTGAAGCAGCATAGTAATCTCATAGCCTTTTACAGCATCTGTAAATTTTTCTGCTGTGATTTCTTCCTCAAACTCAGATAGACTAATTAGCCCTGTATCTACAGTAAGTGAAAAATTTACATCCTCTCCTTTACTCAGTGGCTGTACATACACCTGTCCCTTATTGACATATGCAGACACTCCACAAACTTGGGCTTGCTTTTTAATCGTCTCCATCAATCCGTCATTTATGGTAAGCCCATCTTTATAGACAAAATCTCTTTGAATTGAAAAAACTGCTAATGGTAACTTCGTCATTTCAATAAGCTTTCTTAATACCTTGCTTGCGGATACCCCTTTGGCAAATGCTAAATCTTTAATTTCCCTCTCCGCACCTCCTGCACTGTCAACTACTTTAATAATTGTCACTTTATCTAGATCATCAAAGCTTGTCTTAACTTGTGAGATGAAGCCACTAAGAATAATTCCCGTATCTTCTTTATATCCAGCAGTCAGTGTGAGCTTTTCGCCTTTTTTGATATTTTGAATTGTTGTGTCAGATAGATTATATACAGTAATTTCTGATTCATTAGTCTCTGTATCATCATCAAACTCCACATCAAATTCCATATCTAGGTCGTCGGCATTAATTGTAACTTTTCCTGTCTGAATAATAATCGAACGCTTAAATAGGGCATTGTCACCTTTAGAGGTTTCCACATTGATGGATTTTTCTAACCGCTTTAGTGATTCAATGATTTTTGATTCACCACCATATTTACGAGGTCTTACATAATCACTCACGCCTAATCCCTCCCATTATTGATAGTTAAGAACACTGTATTCGTAAAATTTTCATATGTAATTTCTGACTCTTCGTTTGATTCATCCAACGGTTCAATTGTCACCATCGGAAAATCTCCAGAACGATAGATATCTTCAAAAAGCGGAATCCCATAGATCAATGCATCACAGCCCAATAACACCCCATCTTTTTTCAGACTACAAGTAAAGAGGTCTACAGACTGATTATAGGCAAAACGCAGATTGAACTTTTCTGCCCCTAAAATAATGTCAAATCCATAAGGGATTAGTTCTTTTTTAATTGGAATTCTATCTCTCATCGTCACCCCCTACGGAATCTTTAACACCCAACCATCAATAATTAGATTGGGATTTTTAATTAAGTCACGATTAGCCTCAAAAATCTTTGGATACAAGGCCCCACTGCCGTAATAGGCCTTGGCAATCTTCCACAGACAATCTCCACGCTTTACTGTATGTGTTCTAGGTTTTTGCGAATTTTCCTTCACCTGTTGCATACCTGTGTCGCCTGTGGTTGCCGTATATGGGCTTGCAGCAACTCGAATTTCTGTCAGTTCCATCGTAAACTTTTCACCATCACGCAAACCATTGTCGCTATTAGTTTTAAAGTTTGTAATGAGCATACTAGATAGTACATTCCTACCCACATAGCGAACAATTGAAGCACTCTTTTTGAGCCTTTCAATTTCGGTTCGAGTGCTCTCCCATGTGGCCCCAACGATGTACCCTGAGAGACTCAATGTAATTGCACTGCGTTTTGCATGGTCAGTTAGTGGAATTCCACTTTCCACAGGATGGGTACTAACCTCCATTCCCTGTGTCACTTCTTCTGTCTCACAGAAAACATAAAGATTATTAATTAGTGCCATCTATACCTCCCTCGCCACAAGCCTTGTTCTTGACATACTCTCATAGCTTTCTCGAATAGATTCTTTAACCCAACGCTGCACTTTTCGTTTGTTTGAATCACTCGCACTGGCCCCGTTAAGATTGACAGTGAATTGAGGGGCGTAGGTACTACTTGTATTTTGGCTCTTCGTGGTCATCGAACTTGTACTATTACTTACGCTTCCACGCAGAGGACTGGTTGAGTTATGAATCGTTCCACTGACCTCTTGTGCACTTCTTTGCACCTTGGGCTTCAAACTATTTAGACCCTCAATTAGTCCGATATCGAAATACTGAGCACTCTTTATTGCAACTCGGGATGGAGAGTGAATATCCAGGGCATGATTTACTGTACTGCTCACGCTAGATGCAATACTTTGTGCCTGGGCAACAATTTCTCCCTTTTTTGAGGCCAATCCGTTGGCAAAACCCTACCCAGCCATTGCTCCGGACTGTGTTAAATCAATCGCATCAAATGGAGGCTTAACCGTACTAGCTGTCTGTGTTGCTGTAGAAGTAATCGCAGGTGCTGAACTAGTCAAGCTCGCATTAAATGCAGTAACGGCACTCGTTGCACTTGTCGTCATTGCAGTATCTAGCGTGGGTTGCTGTGCAGTGATTCCTGTTGCAAAAGCCGTTGATGCCCCTGTCGCAGTCTGGGTCATGGCCAAATCAAATGTGCCCTGTTGTGCCGCTATAGATGATGCAAAAGTTGTTCCCATTGTTGCAGTTGATGCAGATACAGTACTTGCATCCAAGGTGAATGAATTTGCCGCAGTGGCGGATAAACCTTGCATTGCATTTGACACCACAGCCTCATTTGAGGTAATACCCGTAGCAATACTATTACAGGTTTTTGCTCCCGTATCAGCAGCAACAGCTTCGGTATCATCACCTGTAAACCAAGCTTTGATCCCCTCCAGGATTCCACCGCCAAGACCTTTAATCACATCTACAAGTAGTCCTGGCAAATTGGTAATAATGGCAACAAGACCATTAAAAATAGCATCTGCCAATTGCGGAAGAGCCCCAATAATGGCAGCAACAAGATCATGTACAATTTGTCCTCCTTGTTGTCCGATCATTGGTAGTGATTGTGCTATACCTTGCACAATTTGTGACACAATATTAATCGCAGTGGACAAGATACTCGGAAACATAGATGCGAGCCCTTGCAAAAGATTGAGCACAGCACTCATACCGCATTGAATCAATGACGGCAGTGCTGGCGTAATTCCATTCAGTAATTGTAAAATCAACTGTGCTCCAACCGAAAGTAATTGCCCACCTAACGAGAGAAGTCCAGAAACTACTTGTGGGATGACCGCAGTCACGGCGGTAACAATTGTAGGGATGTTTTCTTGTATCAACCCTACAGCACCATTAAACAAGGTCATCACACCACTAACCACCCCAGGTAAAAGTGTTGGCAAGCTAGTAATAGCCACACTCAAAGCATTTTTAATGATTGGTGCAAACTCTTGCATCGTAGTGGCAAGTCCTGCAATCACACTTGGCATTGCATTAAACATATTCTGAATAATTGGCTTAACATTTTTTACCACGGCGGAAAAGGCATTGACTACATTTGTAGTTAACTTTCCAATATCTGCCTCTGAATCACCAAGCCCTACAACCAAGGATTGTGCGGCTGCCTTTAATAACCCCATTGATCCAGACACAGTACCGGTTGCTTCTTTCTCAAAGTTTCCAGCATATTGTGCGGTACGCTCAAAGAAATACTTCATCGCAACCTCAGCGTGTTCTGCATTGCTCATCTGAGTCCAAGTCTTTTTTAATCCCTGTGCCTGTGCATAAGCACCTAAAGTGGTGGCATTCATCGCAACACCAAGATTATCCATCATAGTGTAGTTACCCTTTGCTGCACCTGTGACAGCTTCAAGTGCAGCGGACTGATCCACACCCATAATTGACGCAACATCAGTAGCTCTTTGCATCGCTTGCACCGACAAATCCAGTGACCTTTGTTGAGTCAAACCAGAGCCCTGAAACAATGAACCCATCTTGTTTACACTTGCCAGATAATCACTCTGTGAAATACCCATCGTTGCATATGCTCGTTCAGAAATCGTAGATAAAGATTGTGTCGTATTAATGAGTTTGCCCGTTGATGGATCAAGTTCTTGTATGTTTGCATTAATGCTCGTAATCTTACTACCCAGATTTTGGAATACAGTTTCTGAACCACCCACATTTTGTTCCATTTCAGCAAAGGCATCGACTACCTTCTTCCCCAATCCAACAACAGCACCCGCTGTTGCAACCAAACCGCCCAGGATTGCCCCGCCTGTAATTTTTGCTAAAGACTTCGCAGCACCAGCAGCAGCCGTACCCAGCTTCTTTACTCCAGCAATCATCCCTTTAAAAGCATTTTTAGGCAAGTTCTTTACCGCCCTGCCTATGCTTTTAATACCGTTAGTCACTTTAGTTATTGCCGCTTTTGGTAAATCTTTAATTTTGTTTTTAAGATTTGTAAATCCTTGCGTCACTCGATTGAGCACAGCATGAGGCAAACCTCTAATTCTATTTCCTAGGTTCGTAAGCCCCTGTGTCACTCGATTTAATGCAGCATGAGGCAAATTAATTATCCCTTGTCTGAGTCTTGAAAGGCCATTTGTGACGGCATTTCTTGCTGATGTTGCCATTAAGCTTAGACTCTGCCGCACTCGATCGATCGCACTACTTGACTGATTAGCTAAGCTCGTCCTTAAATTCGCTAGCATTGTCCTTAACTGTCCTGTATTTTGTGTGGTATTTCTAATCGCTTGTCGTGCTCGATCTACTCCCGAAACAATGCCTTGAGCCGCACCTCTTGCCACTTCGCCCAAACTTCTTGCCGCATTTAGGGCACTATCCCCGATATGATTAATTAGATTATCCGCAGAATGAAGACCACTGTCATCTGCATCCAGGAGAATTCGAATAACATCCTCTCGAATAACTGACATTCTATCCATCCTTTCTACTTCTTATTCATCAGATGAATGTAATAATCTAGGGCATAATTAGCTTCAGAAACTTGATTCGGACTCATTTGATAAAATACAGTATTAAAATCTAATCCGCCATCAAGCACCAGTCGCCAGTATGCCCAATTTTCTTGGGCTCTATTTCTTAGTTGGCTTTTCGTCAACCTTGGTTCGAAAGTGACCACGCATAACATCACTAATGAAGTTTGTTACCGTCTGAAGTTCCTCTTGTGTCTCAAAGTCGTCAATATTCACGCCCTTTGGCTCAACCAGTCCCATACTCAACACATTTTCGGCTAATTTCTTTGTCGAGGTCTGTCCGTTATCCATATAGGAACGATCCACACAGTCAAACCATGCCGATACACCTGAAAATTGTGCAACATACTTTACGCCATTAATCTCTTTTTCTACTTGATAATGTTTTACCATTTTTCTTTCCTCCATGAAAAAAGGGTTGGCACTACGCCAGCCCCTAAGTTATTTTAGTTATCTGAATAGTCAAGTACCTGAATCTCAAATTCACGGTCTCCGAGCTTTTCACCTACTTTATTATCCGCAGGCTTCTTTAAGAACGCCTT